CCGTTGAACCGCGGCGCCACCAAACAATGGGCCTACCGCAACGGTGCCGGTGAGGTGCTGTTCTGGATCCAGCGGATCCGGCTGCGCAGCGGCGGCAAGGCCTTCCTGCATCGCGTCTGGCTGGATGGGGACTGGCATCGCCCTAGCCGCCGCGATGCCTTCTCCTGCGACTGGCACACCCCCAGGCCGCTCTACGGACTTCCAGACCTGCTGCAACGCACCGAATCACCGGTGCTGGTTGTGGAAGGAGAGGGCACGGCTGATGCGGCAGCCCGCCTGTTCCCAGACCATGTGGTGCTGAGCTGGGCCAACGGATCCAAGGCGATCGGCAAGGCGGACTGGACGCCGTTGGCAGGCCGCTCGGTAACGCTCTGGCCCGATGCCGATGCTGCCGGAGTGGCAGCCATGGAGAGCCTGGCCGCCCTACTGCATCCCCTCGGCTGCCAGCTGCAACTGGTGGTCCTGCCGGCGGACCTGCCCCAGGGCTGGGACCTGGCCGATGCCGACTGGACGCCCCCGCAGGCCGCGCGGCAGCTGGCGAAAGCAGCCCAGCTATGGACACCCTCAGATACGGGCGCTGATGGTGATGGCGCTGGTGCTCAGCAAGAGTCAGCGCCTCCTGCGGCCCCCAGGCCAGCAGCACCCTTCCTCTGCCTGGGCTACGACGCCGACGCGAATTTCTATCAACCCGCCAGCACCGGCCAGGTGATCCGGCTGCCCCGCGGCTGCCACACCGCCACCCACCTCGTCGCCCTGGCACCGCTGGAGTATTGGGAGACCCTTTACCCCAGCCGCGCAGGTGTGAACTGGCCGGCAGCGGCCAGCGATCTGCACAAGACCTCGGCTGCGATGGGGATCTTTGCGGTGGAGCGCATTCGCGGCCGCGGGGCCTGGTGGGATGGGGGCCGCACCGTGCTGCACCTCGGCGATCGTCTGATCACCCCCGAGGGGGAGCACCCGATCACCAAGCCGTTCAGTTCGAGGTTCATCTACCAGCGCCTTGAACGTCAGGAGGGGCCCTGCGGCGTCAAGCCCCTGACTGTGGAGGAAGCGGCGGTGATCGTCAGCATTGCCAACCGCTTTCGCTGGGAAGTGCCCGCCTCCGGCACCCTGCTGCAGGGCTGGATGGTGCTGGCTCCGATCTGCGGAGCCCTGCGCTGGCGGCCCCACCTCTGGCTCACCGCCGGTGCCGGCTCGGGTAAGAGCCAGATCCTCGATCGTTTTGTGGTGCCACTGCTCGGCGACCTGCGCCTGTCGGTGTCGGGCGCCACGACAGAGGCCGGCTTGCGCCAGACCATCTGCTCGGACGCCGTGCCGGTCGTCTTCGATGAGGCGGAGAGCAACGAGAAGGGCGACCAGCAGCGGATGCAAGCGATCCTGTCGCTGGCGCGGGTGGCCAGCAGCGAGAGCAGCGCCGAGATGCTCAAGGGTTCCCCCAGCGGCGATGTCAGCCGCTACCGGGTGCGCTCAATGTTCCTGATGTCCTCGATCGCCACCGCTCTCAAGCAGGGTGCCGACAAGAGCCGATTCGCGCAGCTCACCCTGCGCAGTCCCACCGAGATGGGCCAGGAGGAACGCGAGGCCCACTGGCAGAGCCTCGATCGGGATCTCGAGCGCTACATCACCCCGCAGCTGGCGCGGCGATTGATCGCCCGAACGGTGTCGCTGATCCCGGTCATCCGTCAGTCGGTCGTGGTTTTCACCGCGGCTGCCGCCCGCCATTTCGACTCCCAGCGCCTCGGCGATCAGTACGGCACCTTGATGGCTGGCGCCTGGTCGCTGCTCAGCGATGCGCCGCCCAGCCAAAAGGAGGCGGAGGAGTGCATTGACTGCCACAACTGGGAGAGCTACAGCCAGAGCACCGAAGTCCCGGACGAGGCCCGCTGCATCCAGACGATCCTGCAGCGCCAGGTGCGGGTGGAGACCGACGACAAGCCCGTCACCCGCACGATCGGTGAACTGGTAGAGCTGGCGGCCTGCCACAGCACCTGCCTCCACGTCAGCGCGGGCTTGGCCACCCAGACCCTGGGGCGCCATGGACTGCGGCTGGATCAGGACCGCCTGCTGGTGAGTAACACCGCCAAGGCGATTGAGCACTTCCTCGTCGATACCGCCTGGCAGAACAGCTGGCCTGTGGTGCTGTTGCGCTTGGGCGGTGCGCAACGGGCAGGACCGGTGCGCTTCTGTGGTGCCGGCATGGTCAGCCGTGCAGTCGCCATTCCCCTGAGCGTGCTGTAACCAGCTGCCGTTACAAAACGGCCAGACATAACAGCAGCGGTAACGCCCAGATCCCATGCACCGCAAGAGATCTGGGCCTCCGTAACGATGTAACGCTTCAGGGAGCACATAGAGCCCCCTATGAATTCAAAGACGAATTGACACCTTCTAAACCAGACGCTGCTGCTTGCTAATGCCTCTATATCTAAAAAAGGGTTACATCGTTACAGGCACCCCCAGAAGCCACTACAGGCAGGCGATCTCGGCTGTTACGCCCACCGTCACACCGCGTCACAACTGAAACGGCCATGACTATCACCACATCCACCTGGCTTGACCCCATCCCCGGCCTTTGGCGGGATGAGGCAGCCCACCGGTACTGGCTCGGCGATCACCTGTTCCCGATGTCGATCACCGGGGTGCTGGCCCATGGGCTGAGCGACTACGCCAAGCGCTCGATCGAGGCCAAGCGGTCGATCTGGGAGCCGCGCGGCACCACCGTGCACGCAGCCCTTGAGCACTACAGCCAGGCCCGCTTCTTGGCGGGCAAGAGCACCAGAGAAGCTCTGCTGGACGCCGAGACCCTCTGCGGGCACCACCAGTACCGGGACTGGATCCTGCCGCTGCTGCAGCTGCCGCTTTGGGATGAAGTGGAGGTGATCGCCAGCGAACGGCTCAGCTGCTGTCTGACCCGCAACGTGGCGGGGGCCTTTGACGGCGCCTACGTCTCACCGGCCCTGAGTGAGCGCCGGGGCCACCAGGTACGGGTGCTCTACGACCTCAAGACCCTCTCGGCCCACGGCCGGCCCTATTCCACCGCCGCCCAGCTGGGCGGCTACATGGTGCTGGAGGCGGCCCAGGGAAACCACTACGAGCTGGGCCAGACGATCTGGAGCAAGCCCGGCGAAGCGTTCACCAGCACCTTCTACAGCCGTGAGAAGTGCCTGGCGGCCTGGGCCGCCGCCTGGAGCCGCTACTGCTCCGCTCACAGGCCCTTCTGAGAGCAAGGATCAACGAGAGCCAGCTAAGCAAACTGGCTTGCAGATGCTGGCCGCTAGACTCAGCGGGCTCGGAATCATCCGGGCAACTGTTCTGATGTTCCTCGATGGCGGACCTCCTGCTTGTTGCTGCTCCCCCAGCCCCAGTCGCCGATGCGGTAACTGATGCTGATCTCGATGATCTGCTGGACGCGGTCACCGCGATCAAGGCGCAACAGAAGGAGCTGGATCAGCGGCTCGAGCCCCTGCTTGAGTCCCTCAACACGGCGATGGCCACCGGCCGGCTGGATCCGTCTTTCTCCCACAACGACTGGGCCTTTGCCCACAGCACCGGGCGCCTGAGCTACGAGTTCCCACCGGTGGTGCAGCAGATCGAGCAGCAGCTCAAGTCCGCCAAGGAAGCGGCGATCCAGCAGGGCAGCGCCACGGAGAAGCGCGGCAAGCCCTTCTGGACCATCCGCCCCCCGAAAACCCAGCCCCTGCCGTTCTGAGCTGATGCCGCCGCGCGCCCACAACTTCAGCGCTGCTGATCCGGTGGAGGAGCTGCGCGCTGCCGCCAGCACGGAGGACGAAAACGGCCAGCCCATCTACGAACCCACTGATCCCGCCCGGCCGATCGGGCACGCCAACCCACCACGTCGCACCAAGGGACAGGCGGCCCAGCCACCGCCCCGGCCGTCACGACTGGAGGTGGAGCGCCGCGTGGCTGAGGGGCAGTTGTGGATCGCCCAGCGCATTCCTCTGGCGCTGATCTACGAAAAAGCTCGTGAAAGCTGGGGGGTGACCAACAGCCAGACGATCAATCGCTACCTCAACCTCGCCCGCGAGCGGATGGTCGAGGAGCTGATCTCCGATCGCCGCCGGCACCAGGCCGAGCAGATCTTTGCCCTCAATGACTGCGCTCGCCGGGCCATGGATGCTGAGCAGTTTTCAGCAGCTGTTGGAGCCTTCCGGGTCATCGCCGAGATCGGCGGCTTGCTGCGCGCTCCCCTCAAGGCACCAGACGGGCAGGCGGCAGGGAGCAGAAGCTGATGGCCGGCTTGCTGCTGGATCCGGGATCTGATCTCTGGGCCGATTGGGGCCTACTGGGTGCCCCCGATCCCTCCCTGTTCACCGCAGAGGAGGCCGCCCCAGGCCTGTTTCGCAACTTCATCCGCGAGGCTTACCCGAGTTACGCCTTCCACACCTGGGCCGAGCGACTGATTGCCTTGCTGCAGCGGGTGGCCGATGGCCAGCTCAACCGCTTGATCGTCTGCTGTCCGCCGCGGCTGGGCAAATCGCTCCTGGTCTCGAAACTGTTCCCCGCCTACTGGGTGAGTCGCTACCCGAGCCGCTTCTGCGCCATCGCCTCCTATTCAGCCGAGCTGGCCTA